ACAAAACGCTGTTTTTGCTACTATACCCAAATATCCAAACATGTCGAATATTAAAGAACAAATCAAATCCGTATTCAATAAGTACGGCATTGATCCTTCAACAGTGGGTATCAAGTTCGAAGAAGAAACTACAGCAGCAGAAGCACCGGCAACGGAAGTGAAATTTGCAGTAGAAGGAACTTTGGCTGATGGTACTAAAATCTATTCTACCGCTGATGAGTGGGTAGTAGGTGTAGACATCTACACAATGGATGCTGAAGGAAACCCAGTGCCAGTGCCTGCAGGCGAATACCTGCTTGAAGACGGTGTTACCAAAGTCTATGTAGGCGAAGAAGGTACTATTACTGAAATCGAACGCGAAGAACAATCTACTGAAATGAGCAGCGAAGATCTCGTTGCTGTAATCGGTAATTTGTCCGAGCGCATTGCTGCACTTGAAGTTGAAAAGACTGAACTAGCTGCAGCAGTAGAAACTGCTAAGAAGGATGCAGAAGCATTGAAGACTGAACTAGCTTCAGTTAAGAAAGCGCCTGCTGTGCCTTCTGTAAAATCTCAAGAATTTAAGAAAAACGCAGCACCTGTAGTTGCATCGAATGGTAATTCATTCAGCGACTTCATGGAAAATCTGCGTGCTAAACAAAGTAAATAATTCACCTCATAATTTAAATTTAGTATGCCAACAACAACTTCACTCACCACCACCTATGCAGGTGAATTAGCTGGTGAAATCGTAGCAAAGGCACTGTTGTCAAACGTATCTGCACAGTACGTGACAATGAAGCCAAACGTGCCTTACAAATCAGTGGTACGTAAAATTGATGACACTGTATCATTCGCTGCAGGTACATGTGACTTTACCCCAACAGGTACTATCACTTTGACCGAGCGTATATTGACTTTGGAAGAATTCCAGGTTCAGCGTCAAATCTGTAAGAAAGACTTCTTCATCGACTGGACAACAGCTGATGTAATGAGCGGTCGCGTAAACACCCAAATCCAAGATGCTATCATTGGCCGTTTGGTAGGTGGTATCGCTGCTGCTAACGAAACTATCATGTGGTCAGGTGTTAATGCAACAGCTGGTCAGTACGATGGATTCGAGACTTTGATCAAAGCAGGTGGTTCAGGTGCTGTATCTGCAGGTTCAGGTACACTTGATAGCACTAACATCATTGCTAACATTTGGGATATCATTAACACTGCCCCAGCTGCTGTTAAAGGTGCTGCTGAAAAGCCAGCTCTTTACATGGGACAGGCTGCATGGGAAGCTTACATGCAAGCGCAGATTGCTGATGGAAATGGCTGGTATTTGACCGGTGGTCCTGAAGTATCTAAGCGTTTTGTAGGTATGTACGAAATCTACGTATGCCCAGGTATGACTGCTAACAACATCATCTTCGCACAACCTAGCAACCTTATGTTGGGTACATGGCAAGAAAACCAAATGAACGAAGTGTTCATTTTGGATATGCAGAATGTTGACGGATCGCAGAACGTGCGTTACGGTGCACGTTTCTACTTGGGTGCACAGATTGCAGTTGGTGAAGACATCACCTACTGGGGAGCATAATCATTAACCAAAAGGGGGTGTAACAGCCCCCTTTTTAAACTATATAAAATATGGCTTGCGAATTAACTACAGGTTTTACACTTGGATGCCTTGAAGGTATCGGTGGTGTAAAGGAAGTATTGATTGCTAACTACGAAGATTTCGAATCAGGAATCACTTTCGGTGGTACTAATGGCGAAGTTGATGGATTGCCTACTGCAACTATCTATCGCTACGTTCCTTTTCGTAATTCAGGTTCATACGTTGAAACGGTACAAAAGAATTTGGAGACAGGTACTTTGTTCTTTTCACAAGAAGTGGGATGGACTTTCGGTAAACTGAACCAAGATATGCGCAACGAGTTTTTGCTTGTTGCTAAAGCGAAAATGATTGTGTTTGTTCGTACCAATGATGACCAAATCCTTTTGGTTGGTGTTGGCGAAGGTGCACAGCTTACTGCAGGTACTGTTCAATCAGGACAGCAGAAGGCAGATTTGATGGGATATCAGGTTACATTGATAGCTGAAGAACTTGCTCCAGCTGTACACTTAGAGCCTTACACAACTGTTCCTTTCGATAACTTCGCTGGAATAACTGTGAGCCCTGCTTACTAAGAATTTGTTTTCCGTTTTGTGTATTCTTGTTGTATTGAAAAAAGGGCAGGTTATTTATGATCTGCCCTTTTAATTTAGAAAGACTATGATATATTTACAGACCGATACACCTGCACAAACCATCTACTTGCAGCTAGATGAAACAAGGCAGTACTTTGCCACACCATTCACGCACTATTTGTTGATTCTAACACACGAAGAAAATAGCACAACGGGAGATAAGCTTGCACAGGTAGCTACTATTGTGAATGAGAATGTGCGAATAACAGAGTTGACTGTAACAACGAGTTCACTAACGCTAGCAGGTCGCTATCGTTATGATGTATACGGTCAAAATTCAGCTGTAAATATTGATCCAACAAACGTTAGTGTGGTAGGTTTGTTAAAGCGTGGCTATGTTGTACTGACAGCAAACACGCAATTCTTCGATGTACCTGCTATCACAATACCAAATGATATAATCTATGAACCATAACGAATCAAATATAGTTTCTTTGAAGCTTAGCGAGTATGTTGCTAAGAGCGATGCAGAAAAAGTAGACCGCAAAGGGTGGGTAAACTACGGAGATCAAAACGATTTCCCACAATACTTACGTGACCTTGCTCACGAATCACCTGTGCATGGTTCATTGGTGGTTGCCATTGGTGACATGATAGCTGGCAAAGGAATCAAAAGCGAGCAGTATCAGGCTGAACTGGATGCACTTGATGTAAATGCTTTGACGTATGCATGTGCGCACGACCTAAAGTTGTTTGGTGGTTTTTACATTGAAGTGATTTGGAGCAATGATAGAACAGTTATATCAAAGCTAAACGCTATACCATTCGAAGAATGCCGTATTGCAGTTAATCAAGATGACGATAGCGAAATAGGAATCTTCCACAGCTACGACTGGTCTAATACACGCAAGAAAAAGAACACGCCCGAATTTATACCGAAGTACAACTATCTTACACGTGAACAGGAACCACGTCAAATCTATTGGTGCTTCACATACACAGGCAGCGATGTCTACCCACGCCCTGATTACTGGTCTGCGATTAACTACATCGAACTAGATAAGCAGATTTCGATATTCCACATCAACCAAATATCAAACGGTCTTTTCCCTTCCACTATTATCAACTTCTACAATGGCCAAGCAACGCCCGAACAGAAGCAGCAAATGATGATGGATTGGGAAAACAAAATGAGTGGTGCTCGTAATGCTGGTAAGGTGGTTATGTTCTTTAACGAACGTGATCAACCTAAAACTGAAATCACACCATTCCCGGTTAACGATGCAGATAAGCAGTATCAGTTGATGGATACTACTGCGACACAAAAGATAATCACTGCGCATCGCGTTACTACGCCACTGCTTTTCGGTATTCGCGAAACATCGGGCTTTGGTAGCAACAAAGATGAAATGGCTACGGGCTTAGAGATATTTAACAAGCAAGTGATACAGCCATATCAGGAAAAGATAAACACCAGCATCGAAGAACTATTAAGCAATCAGCTGCCCGGTGTGAACTTTACCATTGTGCCGAACACGCCACTTGCAGTTGAGCAAGCAGAAGCAGTTGTGGATGCAACAGGTGGAACTACAGATGTGGCTGCAACAGCCTTGAATGGTGCGCAGATAGCATCGCTTGTAGACATCGTGATGCAAAGTGCTGCAGGTGCTGTGCCTGTAACCAGTGCAAAAGCAATCGTACAGGCAGCCTTCCCAACATTGCCACCTGCAACAGTGGATGCAATCTTTGCTGATGTTTTGCCGGGTAGCTTGCAACCTACGGAGGTGATTCAATCCGCTTTCGAAAAAAAAAAAGTAGATGCTGATTTCGATGATAACAAAGTAGCAGATGCATTGATTGCATTAGGTGAGGATCAAGATGAAGATTGGGTGTTGATTGATGAATACGATGTGGATTATGATACGGATGATGAAGATAACGAGCGTATCGAATCGCACAACTTTGCAACCAGCACAGGTACTGCACGCCCTAATGCGAAGTCTACACAGGATGAAACCATTGACGATGTAAAGTTCTATACACGCTATAAATACAACGGTGAAATACGCGACAATTCACGTGAGTTTTGCCGTAAGATGATAGCAGCTGATAAGCTTTATCGTAAAGAAGACATCATGCAAATGGGTAAGCAAATAGTTAATGAAGGATGGGGACCACGAGGTGCTGATACCTACTCGATCTGGCTCTACAAAGGCGGTGGGGCATGTGGCCACACATGGCGCAAGATGACCTTTGCAAGTGCAAAAGGTTTTGGTTTGGACTTAACTAATCCAAACATCAAAGAAGCTATGGATGTGCGTGTAAAGAAAGCAGGATACAAAGTGCGCAACAATCCGAAGGTAGCTATTGAACCACGCAATATGCCTTATGATGGTTTTTTACCTGATAATCCAAGATTCGCCAATAAATAATTACAACTATGCCTGAAGTATTACTTATATCTGAAAACTACGTCAAGAAGTATACAACTGTCAATGGCAGTTTAGACCCTAACTTGCTTTATCCATCGATCTATTTGGCACAGGACAAATGGCTACTTCCCTTTTTGGGGACTGACCTGCTGAATAAGATAAAAGCAGATGTGGCTGCAAATACCATTAGCGGTAACTACGAGATACTATTAGAAGATTACATCCAAAAGATGCTGCTTTGGTGGGTGATGGTAGATGTAACGCCTAACCTGTGCTATCGCATGGACAATGGCACGCTAGTTCAGCGTCAAAGTGAAGACACTGTGCCTGTATCGGATGTGGTCATGAAGGATATGATTGACCGGGCACGCCAAAATGCAGAGCACTACACTACTTTACTAGTCGATTACTTGTGTGCTAACAGCAGTTTGTTCCCTGAATACTCAACTGCGCAGTGGCCTGATCGCTCACCACGTACAGACGTGACTAATACACTGAATTATCAGTTCAGCACAGGCAACACTGCTACAAGCTTTCGCCCTACCTATTCACGTAACATCCTTAATCGCATACCATGAGTGATAAAAAAACACTGAAGCAAGAATACACTGAGCGTTTGCGCAAGTATGAGCGTGAACTTTCGCTAAAACTACGAGCCAATGTCAGCAAAGAAACAGACAAAACCAAAAAGTGAGCAGCCTGTAAGCGTCACTTACAAGTCTATCCGCTACTACTTTCAGCTATTCGATGGCCTATGGTCCATTCCGATAGCGTTTGCGCTGTTTATCATTGCAGGTACAATCAGTGCAGAATACTTTGGCGATGCTTTGATATCTACCGAATACGTGCAATACATCGTGCTGGCTTCACTCATCATGGTGTTTGCTAACTTCATTACATTCTTGGGAATTCGTTTCAATTTTAGGGCACTACAGCGTGCTGTATACGATCGTGGAATTACGTATGAACTAAATACTTTTCTATCGACATGGCAAAAGGTTGTTTTATATCTGTGCTTATATGCATTCTACTTTGCTGCATTCCTGTTTATTGTACACATGCTGATGACGGCTACTGCGTAAGGGTAACGGCTTCATCATTTGTAGGAGTTCACGAGAGGGGCGGTAACAACAAAGGATTTAACGATGCTGCATTGCAGGTATTGATGCGGCAGGAAGGTTGGTTGCCCGGTTACGCATGGTGCTCATTCTTTGTCATGGCTATGCTCAACGAATGTGGTGTGCCTAACAACATCACAGGGTGGTCACCTACTGCATACAACCAGCGCGATGTGATTTATACGGATGGCAAATTCAAGCAGTCGTATAGTGATAAGGATGTGCTGGTAATGACCTTGAGTTATTCCGAATTCAGGCGCAAAAGATTTAAGGGTATAGGTCACACAGGCATCGTGGATAGAATAGGTAAGTATTCAGTACGCACCATTGAAGGCAACACGAATGAACAGGGCATGCGTGATTCACGTTCACGCGATGGAGTGTACTACAAGATACGCCCACTAACTAAAAATCTACACATTACGCGATGGGGAAAAACACAAAGCTAATTATTGCAGTCGCTGTTGTGATTGTCGCGCTGGCTATAGTATTCAGCGTTCGTAGCTGCAACAATCCCGTAACAAATCCAGCTATACAAAGGTTACAGGACATCAATGATTCGCTATATCAAATTATTGAAACCAACAATGCTAAAACGGACAGCCTATTCTTAAAAATTGACAGCTTGCAGATCCATCAGGACACCATTATTCAACGCCAACAAATCACTAACGAAATCTATCGCAATGAAACCTATAACATTCTTTCTGCTTCTCCTACTAACGCCACTCGTCAGTATCGCACAACCATCCAAAAATCGGACAGCTTACTTAAAGCAGGATTTTACACCCGAACTTACAACCTACGATCAGCAGCTTTTCAATCTCAACTTCAATAGCATGCTGTATTGGTAT